CCATTACTTAAATTGTTGTTTATCCACATACCTCCTTCTTTTACATCCTCTAGGAATAGCATATACACAACATCATCCAAGTTAGGCTCTTGGTATTCTTCTATAGACAAGCCCCTTCTTTCTCGTAATTCTATCTCTGCCAAAAAATTAGCTCTTTGCACATTTATGTAATTTTTTGCTGATTCAATATAAATATCTGATGGTTGCAAATCTAACTCTTGAGCGACAACGAGACCATACTTACTGTTATCTAACATTTCGACAGAAGTGTTTAGAATTGTTCCATAATCCTCTTTACCTACTGGTGCAAACGCTTTTACTTTATCTTCATCTAAAATAGGATGAGGATACATTTTAGCGTACACAGCCTTTCTAGCATCAGGCCCAGACATTCCTCTGCCGAAACCTTGGCCTGTCATAAAGTAAACTAACATCTTTTCAGCTTCTTTTAAGATCATGTTTTTTTGATCTTGAGTTGCTGTTAGATCGTCTGCTCCCATCTCATAAATTTCGTTATATAGCCTTACATCTTCTCGTAAAGCATTTAATGCTCCCGTATCACCAGTGATGTCTTTTTTGTCATTGTCGCTCAAATCTGCTATCAATGTATCGACTGTTTGGTTGCTCAGTTTGTTTAGTAATGATGTTGTCTCTAGATCATCTGCGTGCATTAGTGCGACAGCATGTGAATCATTCATTCCAGCGCGTCTTAATTCTTCTATGATAACTTCCGCTCTATCACCAGTTGCAGTAACAAACCCCTGCATTAGCTGTGTCGTTATTTCTTGATTAGATAAAGCAATCTCATTTATATAGCCAGCTAGTTGCTCGGCTAAAGGTTTTGACAAATACCTTCTATCATCTAATCTAACACCTAATGCCTGATACTTTTTATCCATGCTAGTGACTGCGGAAGCCACCATAACAGTGCTACTAACTGGGTCTGGATTTGTAAGTATTGAACTAAATGCCGCTTGATATTGGTCATTAAAAGTTTTATCCGAAGATAGTATTGCGCCTGCAAAATCTTTTGCTCTTGCTTCAAGTATTTTTTTACTAGCTTCTCGTATAGCTTCAAACTTTTGTGCGGCTACGGCTGTTGCAATAGGGTCTGTTGTGTCTACTTCCTTGTACTCAGCATGAGCCTTTATTAAATCTTGATTTATTTGGGAGTTAGATTTGTTAGCATTGTTTTTTGTTATGGCAGTTGTTTCCATATTTAACTGGTGCATTGCAACAAAACTTCTATAATCTTCTGGGTCTTTAAAGGATGCCCTCAAAGCCTCTACATCCACTACATTTACATTGTATTCCGCGCCAGTTACATTAGATCGGTCTCTTTCTCTCTTAATAGTAGCGTATGCTTCGTCAATCTTTAGCTTGTTTTCAGCATCTAACTCTGACTCTAATTTTTTAGCTAAAGCATCTATATCTCTCTTGATTCCTTCTGTGAGCTGTATTTGCTGTTCTACACTTTGATATTCAAATCTATCGCTTAATCCTTCTAAGAATTTATATTTTGCATCAATGTCATTTTCTGGTATGGCTTCAAAGTCACGAATTATCAAAACTTTTTCTACATTATCTCTATCTTCTATAGCCATTGCTTGCGCTTCTGCTGGAGTCCACCCAGCATCAACATACCATTGTATTGCGCCTTGCTCGTCTACTATGCCATCTTCATATGCTTTTCTTACATAATCGTTTCTATATATAGCCGTTGAGTTGCTTCTAGCCTGTTTTATATCAGCGAGCTGTAAATCATTTACAACCGAGTTATATTTATTTAATCGAGATAATCCAGAACTAATAAGCCTTTCACCCAAAACCATTCCTGACTCTGGATCAAGATCAGACATAGCATCTTCATAACCATTTTTGATTGCTTCTAACTCAATCTTAAAATCATTAACAGACATCTTATCCATCTTAGCTTTTTCAAATAACTCATCCATTTCGCTAAGAGCGCTTGTTTCTAATTGAGTTACTGCTATCTTGTTTGCCAGCGTGTATGCTTGTCTTTCTTCTACGTTAGCCGGGCCGCCTTGTTGTGCCATCTGGCGTAATGTTTGTTGTGCGCCAACATCAGCGACTCTGCGTGTACCGCGCTCGATAGCTTGTTGTTCTGCTTTCTTGTTTACAAAGTCTGCCATCTGGCCAAACATCTCACCAATAGCGCCATATGTTGTAGTTGCCTGTCGCAAACTAGCAAAGTCTGTTTGTGGTATTTGTACGCCAGCAAACTGGCCACGTTGGTATCTTTGTATTTTTGCCATTATTAATATCCTGCTAAATAACCACCAGATTTAACACCAGCTAGTCGTTGTGCGGCAGTTGTTGATCCACCTGTTGCGGCTGGCGCAGATGGAGCAAGCTGGCTATAAGCCATATAACCTTGCCCAAGTGTCAAACCAGCACCCAATATGCCTTGTTGCATTGCAGTCTTGCCAGCAGATTTGTAAACCTTAGATTGATAAGCACCCATAGATTTAGCAATAGCCGCGTTATCCATAGCTAATTGATATTCCCTACCGCCTTCTGCAATAGCATAGTTTTGCAGTGATAATGCTGATCCTTCTAATGCTTGTATGCCATTGGCCGCCGCCCTTGCAGTTGTTGAAGCCAGCGTTTCATTTAATCTTTTTAAATGATCTGCCGCCCTTTGCTTTGCTTCAATCTCTCTATTCTTAGCTTGTATCTCAGCTTCTTGAGCTTGCGCCTTCATCTGTGCCTGCACCGCTTGTGCCTGCCTGATTTGTGATAATGCGCCTACTGCTGAAAACGCTAATCCTGCCGCCGCCATTCCCATAATTAGTTACCTACGCTCATTTTGTATTCCAAACCTAAGACTGTCATTTTCATAGGTTTTGTTTGTGTGATTGTTATTTGACCACTTGCATCATAACCAAGCAAGCCATGTACTGTTTTTAATCCTGTAAATTCTGCAATAGGCTCATCAAGCACATCTTCGCCAAAGTTTCTGAATGATACTAACTGCCCATTAATCGACATATTTTGTGTTTCATTTAATAACGCATCGACTTGAAGTATGCGCTTCTTAACGCCAACCACCGAACCGCTCTTAAGTAATGGCTCTGCTGGCATGGTTTTAGCCTGAACTGTGTAATTCAACCCGACTTCATATGTTGATGTAGCTGGGCTTGCAAAAGTAACTGTATATGGACTAGCACCAACCACTTGTTCTGCTTCGACAATACCATCTCTAATAATACTAACTGTCTCACCTTCTAAGTGATCCATAGTAACGCTTGATGCCGCGCCACCTGTTTTAGCACTGTCAGTAACTACTGTCTCGTCAAACCTTTCTAACATATAGTTATCAACGCCATCTATTGTTCTTTTAACGATAACGAACGCTTTATCAACCTCGATACCAACAGCCTCAAATGTGCCATCAGTTGTAAATCTACTTGGGGCAATAATGTCCTGACTGACTAACATTGAGTAAATAGCCATACTGCCATCGGTATTTACCAAGAATAGTCTGTCTGTTTCGTCAGTTGATGATGCCCGGCGAATATCAAAATCAACAGGATCATTCAATAAATGTGAACTTAATACTGATAATGGTGTTGTGCCATAACTGGCTGTGCCATCGTTGAACTGGAACGATATGAGAGATTTACCTTGTCGCTGTATAAACAAAGTCGCACCAGCTAAATCATGTATCGGTATTCCTTCTTTGCTCCCAATACGCGATTGGTTTTTAACCAAGAAGTTTGATGGCGTAATCGGCTCACCAGCGAGCTGGCTCACAATGAACTCGCCGCCTGTTGTAAATATCTGCAAGTCTGGGCCAGCATTGATCTTATGTATTACGTTTAATTGATTAGTATTGATTGTTGCCTCAACACCCTCATCATCTAATCCAGTGCCAGTATCAAAGTTAAAGTAATCGACTACCTTTGATCCCCAGATAGTATTTGGTCTTGACTTACTGCCACCAAAATAAAGCCTGCCTTCATGGAAAGAGGCACTTCTTGGCCACCCTCTTGTAGTTGACCATACATCCTCATAGCCATGTTCTGATTCCCAATTCCCTGCTGTAACGCCGCTTGTATCAAAGAATGGTGATTCAACAAACACTTTCATCTGTGTGTCTGATACATACTCAACATATCTAGCACGACCAAAGCCATTTTTAACCTGTGCATATTCACCTACTGCGGCTTGCTTAAATGCTTTTATGTCATAATTTGATGTTCCATCTGGCGCTGTATCCCAGTCTGGACTAACTGTGAGTACCTTAGTTGATGCAACATAATCTTCTACATGGCGTGTCTGTCCTGCGCCTGTGCCAGAAGTAATCTCAATAAACATACCATTAGGCTGGTCATCAGATGTAAAACTTGTAGCCGCTTTCAAAGTGATTGTGCTACTTGTTCCACCCTGCGCTGTGCCATTGTCAGTTGTTACTGAACTGGCTGTTAGTGTTGTATTGCCACTAACTGCTCCGGGAGTGATCGTAAAATTAGGCTCATGGGTATCAAACTCATAAGCATACTTCGGTATGTTAGTAATAGGTAAGTTTTCAAAATCCCAGCTTGTATCTGTATTTCTTACTAATCTTTTCGTCTCTAAATCTTCATGGCAAAAGATCAAAGTATCTACCGCTTGGGTATAATTAAGACTACTAATAATATCAGAGGTAAGAGCAGTAGCAGTAATATAGTCGTTACCACTGCCATTGATGTTTGTTTGTAAGACCGAGTTTTTGAATACATAAATTCTCGCTGGAACTAAAACTAACAGGTAACTATCATCGACTGAATACTCGAATGGTATCAGTTTGTATGTAGTAAATGATGATCCAAAATCATGAATAAAGACAGTACCATCTCTACGTCTAATACCGCCTTGCGGCTGAACAATGACGTTTGTTGCTTCTTCTAAGGCATCTTGATACTGGGCTAAATCTGTTCTCGAACGCAGTAAAGGATCAAGCTCTCCGACTTTGAAGTTTGTCTGGAACTGGGTAATTTTAGCCATTAGCCCCTCACGTCAATAAGCGAGTAATCCTCTATAATCGGTGTTAATCTGCCACGACTATCTATATTCATAGCGGTACGCATCAAACCACCACGACCATTCTCACCCGGTGTTCCATATGCAATCGAGCGATAATAATCTGCCTTTTCTATTTGATCTGTGATAACTACCGCAAGCTCAGAAGCCATTGCATACTTCAATAGGTTTATGAAATATGGAGGCATCTTGCTCTCGTCTATTGTGTATTGGTAGTCAATATAAACTGTATCTAGGTTTGTATATAGCTGATCCCCATAAATCTCCCAGCCATATCTCAATGCTATTTCATTTGTGCCAGAACTGTTAAACACCGCTAATACGCCACTAAGCATATCGCCCGGTAACTGATAAGCATATTGCCATTCATTGATTGGTGCAGTTGCAAGTCTAGCTAGTTGGACCTTCTTGATATTCCAACTCCAATGATAAGTCGATAATAATGTGTCTCTTAAATCTGGATATAAACGATCACATGCTTGTGATGCGTCTGTACCTTCAGTAAATGAAGATATTGGCGATGCACCCATCAAAATCAAAGCATCTGAACATATAGATAGATCGGTATCGCCTGCGGCCATATATAACCCCTTGAGTAAAAGGGCGGCTGTTACACCGCCCCAGTATTACTTAGTCGCCGTCTGTGTTAGCTAAAGTAGTACCATCGTTGACATCAACGACACCAGCACTATTAGAAAGCACATAAACGATTGTTAGCACTTGTGTGCCACCAGTTGAACTACGAACAAAGATTACATCACCTACTGCAAGAGTATCTGATAGATCATTGAAGTAGCCTTCTGTGTTTACATCTGCGATTGTATCGGCAGTTGAGTAAGAGTAAATGCTTGGAGCATTGCCTTTCTTACTTGCACCGATTGTCGCAAAACCAGTTGAACTATAAGCCATAATTATTCTCCTTTACGATTATTCAGTACAAGAAATCTTAACGATGCCTTCATCGTCAATCGCAATAGCGCCAGCAGAGAACATAGAGCTTACTAAGAAAGAAGTCTTTTCTGGTACATAGTTTACTTCAGTCTTTTGAGCAATAGATTCTGCATAACCCATTGAATCACGATGCCATGCAAAGCAAGAACGAGTAGAAGGCTTAGGTACACCACCTTCATCACGATCACCCATAGTGATGATCTTGAAGCCCATGAATGAATCAATCTCACCTTGAACTAGAGCCTTAACAGAAGCGAAGTCTGAAGAAGTAACTTCAGTTTCACCAAGTAAAGCGTCAAGCTGTGAAGCGTGCATCAACATAAAACGATTCTCTGAAGGCACGTTGTTTTCATTCATAGCTTTGGCAGTTGCACGCAATTTATCGATGTTCATGTTAGAACCAACACCACCGATATCAGTTGATACTGTGCTTGGGCTTCCAGCCGCATTCAAAGCATCAATACAAATCTGATCCATTCTACGAGCGATTGATTTTGATACTACTTCTACAAGCTCTCTGCGCTCATCAAAGTTGATGTGTGATTGATGGAAAATATCGCTGTACTCAGCCGCGATATAATCAGACATAGTTGCAGTAACTTGAGAATAAGTAACGTTTAATGGAGTAACGTCAGTCTGTGGTACACGAACTGTAGCTACACCTTTACCGATTTTAGGGAATTTTACAGTGTTTCCCTGCACGTTTTGACGTGAACGCATTGTTCCACGCAATAGTGCTTCACCTTGATATGCTTGTTTTACCTCTGATTCGAACAGGGTAACAAAAGCAGTTGTTACATTTTGCGCCATAACGCATCTCCTATATTAGAAAATTAACGATGTAACGCGACTTGTTATCCTATTCAGGGCAATTCGCTTGCATGGAATGGCCACGCCGCCAGTGGATTCACCACATAGTCGGGCCGCAATCGGTTGTCCAACAAGCGAATGTTAGCTAAATTTTAACCAGTGTGCAAATTATACTTGACTTTCTAGCCAAAGTTTTTCTATGCGCGATCTCCATGCTGGATCACTCTGCCATCGAGGATCAGCAATATGTGATTCTAATTCCTCACGACTGATATTTGGCATAGATGGTTGCGGTCTAGCTGGTATGCCTTCATTGGTTATAGATTGATGATACTTTAAGAAAGCATTGATAGCATCTGCTGTATTTAGATTGTTAGCTAATGCCTCACGCTCTGCATCATTTAACGGCGCTTTCATTAGCAATCTATCTGCCATCTCTATTTTTTGTTGAGCATTTTCACCAAGTTTTTGAATTTCTTGCTGACGATTGTACTCATTCTTTTCAAACTCTCCACCAGCCAATTCCATGTATTGATTGACCATTCCTTCAAACGCTTCTTGGCTAATTCCATTTTCTTTAGCCCAAGCTGAAAATTGATCGAGCATAGGATCGTCTTGCTCCAAGCCCATATCTTGAAATGCTGATACATCATAATCTCCTTCTGGTGCTTTATGTTTGCCAGCTTTGAATTTCTTTTCTAACTCTGCATAAGATTTAGCCAGCTTCTCTACATCCGGGCCGTCCTCATCCCAGAACTTCTCTGGGTAATAATCTGGTCTCTCAATAGGCTCATTATCCACATCTGTTGTATGAACTGGCTCTGGTTGAGTTTCTTCATGCAATGGGATTGGTTGCTCCTGTTGTAATTCAGGCGATGTTTCTTGTGCGCTTGCTGGATTTAAGATAGGCGCATCATTAGATACTTCTTCTACTACTGCTTCTGCTTCAGCCATTTGAACTCCTTGTTACTCGTCTTTCGATTTGTCTTACTAGATCAGCCATACCTTCACGAACATATCCGAATGATGAATCTTCACCCGGATACCAAGTAGGCTGTTCTATGGTGATTGCTCTTAAATGAGATAGAACCTTCTGTCCTTCCTCACTCTTGAATACTTTGCCGTATAAAATATCTATGTCTTTTGGTTGTGCTTTTTTATTTTCCTGTTGTTCGAAATACTCCCAGCCTTCCTCTACCTTCATACAATTTCCTCAGTTGGTTGCACTTGTTGCTGTTCCATCATTGCTTGTTGCATTTGCTGTTGTTGCATCTGTTGCATGATCGCCTGCACTTCTTCTTCGCTATTTAGAACATTACGATCAATACCTAAACGCTGTGCTACAAAGTCCAGTATTCTTGGGATAGATAATGTGGCTTGACCTTCTGGCCCCATCTGTCCTGCAATCTGAACATACTGCATTAGATCGTTTACTTCCTGTAACTTCTGCGCTTGTGCCAATGGACTAACTGCCGCTAGTTTAATATCTTGCCCATTGATTTTAGCTGGGAAGTTGATAATCCCCTGCTGATCTAAAACGTACATAATGCGACTGACGATGGGTAACATAGTCTCAGTAATTAAACGACCAAAAGCGCTACCTAGGTTTGTTGCCAGCTCTCTTGTTCGCTCGGCAATCTCCGTTGCCGACCTTGCACTCATGTTATCAGGCGGTAGTGTGTCATCCATCATAATCTTCTTGATGTTCATGCGAAGATCGTTGATAACAATTTGACTTACATTAAAGTCACCAGCTCTGGGTAATGGTTGCAAAGATGCCCCTTGTGGGCCGCCATTCCTTGCTACTGATATGACTGATCCGGGCTGAATCTTGATATTTTCAGGATTCAACACTCCATCATCAGCCGCAGTATATACACCTGCAATAGCTAAACTCGCATTTTTGAGTAATAGCTCTAGTGTTTTGTTTAATGTTTTAATGTCATTGATAGCTGTGACTAACGGGCCACGACCATAGACTTCGCCTGCTACCTTCATATATCGAGCAACAACAAAAGGATTAGAGCGCATTTCTGTGTACGCAACCTCAGCTCTCTTAGCTGGCCATATAACATGATAGTGATAACGACCTGATTCATGGTCATATATCACGCAATCAAATAAATCTATTTCTTGCTGTGGATTTCTGGCAATCGCTTCTTCCAGCTCCATGCTTTTTACATTCTTAAACTCACGCGGTACAGCTTCTGCCTTCATGCGTATCTTTCTGAATATAGTATCTACCTGACCATCAACACTTTCTTCAATAGCAACCAAGTATTGTGGAATTGCTGTGAACTTGACTGGTGTGGTTTCATCGCCAGCAGTAATCATCATAACGCCTGTGCCGACTGCTAGATCAAGCAAGAACTCACCCATCACTAGGTCAAATGATGTTTGGCGTAATGAATCGAACATAATGTTTGTGTAAGCATCTAGTGTGCTTGCCGCCTGATCTTTAATCTCATCAGGAACATTACTGCCCGGCTCTAACTTGCACCACTTCTTAGCTGGTGGGAATAAACCTGCTTGGATTCTGTTAGCAAATCGTTGAGTAGAATGAATAGCTGTTGAATCAAAGACTCTAGCGTTTTTGTTTTTACCAGCAACCTTGCCTTCGTAATAACCTGAATATAGGTTTCTTTGTGGTAATGCAAACTCATAACAATCTTCATAGATTGATCTGAACTCATCCTTCCTTGTCTGTGCTTTAGCTTCACGCTCTAGCAGTGTGTTTACATTTAACTTAGGCATTATTGTTTCCCTACAATTTGTGGATAGAAGATTTTTCTATCTCTTTCTGCTTGTTTGTAATCGTCATATCCTTTGATTCTTCCTGCCTTGATGTCTGGCATATATTTATCAACCAGCTTATCGTAGTCATTTATGACTTTGCCTGTCTGTGGATCAAAAGATGGCAATAGATACTCTTTACCATTAACTTCTACCCCAACAATACGCATTGTTGTAGTCTTGCCGTTTTCAGTCACCGCCCTGCCAGACCTAACAACATCATCATGGAACTTCTTAAAAAACTCAGCATTTACAGGATTTATCAGCTCTTGCTCATTCATCAATATGCGATTAGGCATTTTTACTCTCATTCCTTTTAGAGATGTTTCTCGCTTTATCTCTGGCATCAGCTTTTGATGATGCTCCCCATGCTCTTAGCGATAACAGCAACCTTGTTGGATTTCCTTTGCTATCTCGCTCTGGCCCAGAATTACCAGCCATTCGAGCAAGAAAAGATGCACGCCTAGGATTATCTCCTGACTTCACTGGCGCTTTTAGATTAGAACCAGTTGTTCTGTTGAAATAATCACGACCTTTTTGATTTAGGCCGCCTTTAGGATTTTGATATTCCTTTTTTGGCATTATCGTCTAACCGATCCTGTTCTACGCGCTCGAACTGCGCCATATCTATCACCACGCATACGCTCAGTTTCAGCTCGTATTGCCGCAATCTCTCCAGCTCTATCGAACAGTTTTTGACCATAGCCTGT